CGGAAACGATCAGCCACATGCGAAAGAACGGCTTCCCGAAAATCCAGTCGGCGGTGAAGGGGCCGAAGTCTGTCGAGGAGGGCATCGAGTGGCTCAAGTCGTTCGACATCATCGTTCACCCGCGCTGCAAGCACACGATCGACGAACTGACGCTCTACAGCTACAAGACCGATAAAGACACCGGGAAGGTGCTGCCGGTCCTCGAGGACAAGCACAACCACGTTATCGACGCGATCCGCTATGCCTGCGAGGGCGCTCGGCGGGCGAATAATTCGAAGCCAAAAACCGCTCGTCCGGTCGCCAGCATCATGCCGATTGCTCGGTGATTGTTTTCCGCTTAAATTCAGCCTATAATTCCGGAGACTTTTCTTTGCGAGGCTGAGACGTGGCACGATTGACCAAAGAGCAACGGCTGGCGAACGTCCATCAGGACGCGCTGATCGAATTTGACAGCATCCAATCGGCCATGCGCGACGAGCGCCTGCAGTGCCTTGAAGACCGCCGCTTCTACTCCATTGCCGGTGCGCAATGGGAGGGCGCTCTTGCCGAGCAGTTCGAGAACAAGCCCAAGTTCGAGGTGAACAAGGTCCACCTTTCGGTCATGCGGATCATCAACGAGTATCGCAACAACCGCATCACTGTGGACTTCATCAGCAAAGAAGGCGACGAGGACGACAAGCTGGCCGATGCTTGCGACGGGCTTTACCGCGCGGACGAAGAGGACAGCGTGGCCGACGAGGCCTACGACAACGCCTTCGAGGAAGCGGTGGGCGGTGGCATCGGTGCTTGGCGTCTGCGGACCGTCTACGAGGACGAATACGACGACGAGGACGACCGGCAGCGCATCCGCATCGAGCCGATCTACGACGCCGACAGCACCGTGTTCTTCGACCTGAACGCCAAGCGCCAGGACAAGAGCGACGCCCGCTCCTGCTACGTCCTCACCGCTATGACCTTCGAGGCCTACAAGGAGCAGTGGGACGACGACCCCGCATCCTGGCCGCATGAAATATCTGCGCAGGAGTTCGACTGGGCAACGCCCGACACGGTCTATGTGGCCGAGGTCTACAAGGTCGAGGAGCGCACGGAGGTGGTTCGCATCTTCCAAACCATTGACGGCGATGAAGAGCGCTACAGCCAAGCGGACTTCGAGGATGACGAAGCGCTCGAGGAAACCCTCGCGGCCATCGGCACGGTTGAGGTCCGTCAGAAGCGCGTCAAGCGCCGCAAGATCCGCAAATACCTCATGTCCGGCGGCGGCGTCCTTGAGGACTATGGCTACATCGCAGGCACAGAAATCCCTATCGTCTTGGTCTACGGCAAGCGGTGGTTCGTGGACAACATCGAGCGGTGCATGGGGCATGTGCGCTTGGCCAAGGACGCCCAGCGCCTGAAGAACATGCAGCTGTCCAAGCTGGGCGAGATCAGCGCTCTGACGCCGATTGAGAAGCCGATCTTCCTTCCAGAGCAGGTGGCCGGCCACGAGATGATGTGGGCCGAGGACAATCTCAAGAACTATCCCTACCTGCTGGTGAACCCAGTCCAGGACGCGAACGGCAATGAACTGGCGTCTGGACCGATCGGCTATACCAAGCCGCCGCAAATACCGCAGGCGATGGCTACCCTTCTACAGATCACCGAGCAGGACATGCAGGACATTCTCGGCAATCAGGAAGCCGGCGAAGAGATCATGCCGAACGTCAGCGGCAAGGCGATCGAACTCATCCAGTCGCGCCTCGACATGCAGTCGTTCATCTACATGAGCAACATGTCTAAGGCCGTGAAGCGCAGCGGCGAAATCTGGCTTTCGATGGCAAAGGAAATCCTCGTCGAGCCAGGCCGCAAGATGAAGGCTGTCGGCACGCAAGGCGAACTGTCCTCTGTCGAACTCGGCCGCCCGATGCTGAACGAAGAAACCGGCGAAGTAGAGTACGAAAACGACCTGTCAAGCGCGAAGTTCGACGTGGCAGTTGATGTTGGCCCTTCCTCGTCCTCGAAACGAACCGCAACGGTCCGCGCGCTTATGGGGATGATCCAGATCAGCCAAGACCCGGAAACCCGCATGGTCCTGACCTCGATGGCGATGATGAACATGGAAGGCGAAGGCATCTGGGAGGTGCGCGACTTCTTCCGCAAGCGCCTGGTGCAGATGGGCGTCATCAAGCCGACAGAGCGAGAAGCCGCGGAGATGGCCGAAGCGATGCAGAACCAACAACCTGATCCGCAGTCTCTTTATCTGCAGGCCGAAGCAACGAAGGCGCAGGCTCAGGCAGTCAAGGCTCAAGCCGACACGGAATACACAATGGCGCGCGCCGAAGAAACTCGCGCCAAGACGATCGAGACGCTGGCCTCGGTCGAAAATGATCAACGCGAGAGCGCGGTAAAAACCGCGAAGAACCTGCAAGACATTGTGCAGGGCGCGCAAGGGATGCGGCAACCACCCAGCCGCACATAACATGGGTGAGAAAATCACGAGGGTCTTATGAACTTAAAGGCAGAAGAAATCGACGAAGAAACCATCACGGACGCTTTCGAGGCAGAGGAGCCGGAAGCTGAACTTGAGGACGAGGCCGAAGAGGTCTCCGAAGACGAGGACAGCGACACCGAGGCCAAAACCGAAGAGGCAGCCGAGGACGATGATTTCGTCGCCGTGACCATTGGGGAGGAAGCGCCGCCCCCCGAAGAAGATGAGAACGAACGTGCGCCTGAATGGGTGCGCGATCTTCGCAAGCAGTATCGCGAGGAAAAGCGTCGGAACAAGGAACTGCAAGAGCAGCTGGCAGCAACCACGGGCGCGACCAAGGTCGCAGAACTCGGGCAGAAGCCAACGCTTGAGGCAACCGATTACGACACCGAACGATATGAGAAGGAACTTACTGCGTGGTATGATCGGAAGCGCAAGCACGACGAGGCAGAAGCTGCACGACAGGCCGAGGCGGAGACCGCCGAACGGGAGTGGAAGCAGAAGCTGGAAGGCTATCAGTCGGCGAAAGCCACACTGAAAGTTCGTGACTATGACGATGCCGAGGAGGTTGTCCAAGACGCCTTCACCGTCACGCAACAGGGCATGATCCTGCAAGGGGCCGAAAACCCCGCGCTGTTGGTCTATGCGCTGGGCAAGAACCAGAAACGTGCGAAGGAACTCGCCTCGATTAAAGACCCAGTGAAGTTCGCTTTCGCTGTGGCCAGATTGGAAACGCAATTGAAAGTCACAAAGCGCAAAGCATCATCGAAACCGGAAACGACGATCAGCGGCACAGGCCGCCCGTCCGGGTCCGTTGACAGCACCCTTGAGCGGCTTCGTAAAGATGCTGAGAAAAGCGGAGACTATTCCAAGGTCTACGCCTATAAACAGCGTCAGAAACGGACCGCCTAACCTGAATGGAGATAGCCAATGGCTAACGCATTTTCTAAAGAAGAACGCGTCGCGTTCGAAGACATCCTCGCCGGTTTCAACGATGCGCTTGTCGTGTCATCGCTTGTGACCAAATACAACACCAACGGCCAGCAGATGGAGCGTTCAAGCGACACCATCTGGCGTCCGATGCCTTACATCGCGCAGTCTTATGACGGCTCCGATGCGACATCGAACTTCGCTGACAACACACAGCTCGCGGTTCCGGCAACTATCGGCTACCAGAAGCACTCGACTGCGCTTCTGACGTCGAAAGAACTGCGCGACATGCTGCAAGAAAACCGCCTCGGTCAAGCTGCTGCTCAGAAGCTGGCGTCCGACATCAACGTGGCCGTTCTCTCGGTTGCGTCGAACCAGGGCACCGTGGTTTCGAAGCGCACCACCGCTGCTGGTGGATACGCGGACGTTGCCGAAGCAGATGCGCTGCTGAATGAGCAGGGTATTGCAATGTCGGATCGCTACTTCGCTCTGTCGAGCCGCGATTACAACGGCATGGCTGCTGATCTGGCTGCCCGCCAGACCATGAACAACATCCCGACCGAGGCCTATCGTCGTTCGTATGTTGGCGAAGTGGCTGGCTTCCAGACCTTCAAGATGGACTATGCAAACCGCCTGACAGCGGCTGCTGGTGTCACAGTCACAGTCAATGGTGCAAACCAGCGTTACGTTCCTGCCGCGACTTCGACAGCATCGACTGGCGAAACGGCAAACGTGGACAACCGCTATCAGAACCTCACCATCGGGGTTTCTTCTGGCACGGTTAAAGTTGGCGACGCATTCACCATCGCTGGCGTAAACGCTGTTCACCACATCACCAAGCAGGACACAGGCCAGCTGAAGACGTTCCGCATCGTCGAGATCGTTTCCGGGGCCGGTGGTGCTGGCGTTGTTAAGATCAGCCCAGCGATCGTTGCGGCTGACAGCACGCCCACCGATGCCGAACTGCAGTACAAGAACGTGACCGCAACGCCTGCAAACGGCGCAGCAATCACATTCCTGAACACTGCCGCCGCTTCGGTGAACTGTTTCTGGCATCGCGACGCAATCGAACTGCTCCCAGCTTCGCTTGCGATCCCGACAGATGCAGGTGCCGACGTCATGCGCGCGACAACCGAACAGGGCGTCGAACTCGTGATGCAGAAGCAGTTCGACATCAACACGCAGAAGACAAAGTATCGCTGGGATACGCTCTTCGGTGTTGCATGCGTTCAGCCAGAAATGGCTGGCATCATGCTGTTCTCGCAGACCTGATGAAAATGGGGAGGGGCTTCGGTCCCTCCCTTCTCTGAACGGGGGACAGTGATATGCCACTCAAAAAGGGCTACAGCCGCAAAAGCATCGGCAAGAACATTTCGACGGAAGAGAAGGCTGGAAAGCCGCGCAAGCAGGCTATCGCCATCTCTTTGAACGTCGCCCGCAAAGCAGCCGAAAAGGCTGGCAAACCTTCCAAATCACCAAAGAGGAAACGCAAATGAGCACGATGCTTTACAAGTACCCTGGGCCACATGAAATCCACGGCGACAAGTTCGACTATGTGATCGTCGAGGACGACGCCATCGAGGCTGCCATCAAGGACGGCTGGGCCCTGACCACCGACGAGGCGAAGGCCGGCCCTGCGAAGCCGACACGCGCCCGCAAGGCAAAGGCCGAGGAATAAGCAATGGGCTGGACGAAGCGCGAAATCATCAACCAGGCCTTCGAGGAAATCGGCCTTGCGGGATATGTCTTTGACCTGCAGCCGCAGCAGCTTGAGGGAGCGCTTCGCCGGCTCGATGCCATGATGGCAACCTGGAACGGCAAGGGCATCCGCCTCGGCTATCCTCTGCCTTCTTCGCCGGGATCAAGCGACCTCGATCAGGAAACGAACGTGCCGGACGCGGCGCTTGAGGCGATGGCTCTCAACCTCGCTGTGCGGATCGCGCCCGGCTTTGGCAAGACAGTCGCTCCGGACACGAAGGCGTCGGCCAAAAACGCATACAATCAGATTGTTGCGCAGTCGGCCAAGCCAATCGAAATGCAGCTGGACAGCATGGCGATCCCTGCCGGTGCTGGCAACAAGCACTGGCGCAGCCGCAAGGACCCGTTTCTCGCACCTCCCACCGACCCGCTGCAAGCCGGGCCGGACAGCATCTTGGACTTGGAGTAAATCATGGCCACCATCAATCAGCTTTCATCAACTGACACCCTGAACGGCGGCGATCTGCTTCCGGTCTACAAACAGAACCAAGGCGACGCGCGCAAATGCTCCATCACGACGCTGATGGACTATGTGAACGCGAACGTCACCACCGTGACCCAGAACACGCAATACGCCGCGCCTGCCGCGACGGGTTTCAGCGTGGCCGTCAACACCGGCAACGTCTGGTTGATCCTGACGCCAGTCAGCACCTACGCCGCTGGCGCGATCGTGCTGCCCACTGGCGCGTCGGACAAGGACACCGTGACCGTCAACTGCACGCAGATCGTCACCTCGCTGACGGTTTCGTCTGGCGCGACTGTCGTTGGCGCTCCGACGACGCTCGCTGCAAACGGCTTCTTCACGATGCGGTTCGACGCAGCGACAAGCACCTGGTATCGAGTGGCATAAATGCAAATCCCGATCCTCAATGGCATTTTCACCGACAGCAGCCCAAACTTCCGCACCAGCTATCCGGTGAACCTAGTCCCGGTCCCGAAATCGACCGGTATTTCCGAGGGCTATCTGCGGCCCGCTGAGGGGATCGTGAAAACCGGTGACGGCCCAGGTGCCAATCGGGGCGGCTTAAACTGGGACGGCGTTCTCTATCGCGTGATGGGCACTAAGCTGGTCTCGGTGGCGCAGGACGGCACAGTGACGGTGATCGGCGACGTCGGATCGGGGGGGCGCGTCACGTTCAGCTACAGCTTCGACTATCTGGCGGTGACATCGGGTGGCCGGCTCTATCTCTATGACGGAACGACGCTGACGCAGGTTACTGATCCTGATCTTGGCACGGCTCTGACGGTGATCTGGGTTGATGGCTACTTTATGACGACAGACGGAGAGTTCCTTGTAATCACGGAACTCAACAATCCGTTTGCAGTTGACCCGCTCAAATATGGTTCATCTGAGGTGGACCCTGATCCGGTGAAGTCGTTGCTCAAGCTGCGGAATGAGGTTTATGCGCTCAATCGCTATACGATCGAGGTCTTTGACAATACCGGATCGGCTGGCTTTCCATTTCAACGCATAACCGGGGCGCAAATCCAAAAGGGAACGCTCGGCACGCACACATGTTGCGTGTTCGGTGAAAATATCGCCTTCATTGGTAGTGGAACGAATGAGAGCATTTCTGTTTGGGTGGGGGCCAATGGAACGGCTCAGAAGATCGCATCTCGCGAGATCGAGGAAATCCTTGCGGGATACACCGAGGCGCAGCTTTCGACCGTGTTCATGCAAGAGCGAACCGAAAGCGCGCATCAGTTCTTGGAGATCCACCTTCCAGATCAGACGATCGTGTTTGACGCTGCCGCTTCGCAGGCGCTGGGACAGCCTGTTTGGTTTTTTCTGCGATCGTCTCTGGTCGGCATTGGCCGGTGGGAAGTCTGCGACGCGGTGTGGTGCTATGACCGCTGGAACGTCTGCAGGCCCGGCGAAATCGACGTGGGCTATCTGGACAAGAACGTGGCGACGCACTGGGGTCAAACTGTCGGCTGGGAGTTCGGCACGATGATCCTTTACAACGAAGGGCGCGGCGCGATCGTTCACGAACTTGAACTGGTCTCTTTGACCGGCCGTGTGCAGCCCGGAGCGGACCCGACAGTGTGGACCAGCTACTCGGTGGACGGTCTGACCTACAGCGTTGAGAAGCCAGCCCGTGTGGGCACTCTGGGCCAGTATGACAAGCGGATCGTCTGGCTCCAGCAGGGCCACATGCGGAACTGGCGTTCGCAGAAGTTTCGGGGCAACAGCGACGCACAGCTTGCAGTCGCTCGATTGGAGGCGCGGGTCGAACCGCTGAATTTCTGATGGCTGATCCGACCCCGCTCAACCGAAACCAGATCGCCCGCTTCGTCGGGAATGACCCGGACGCGATCCGAGCGATCGAGCGGCTGTTCGTGGTGGCGGGCCAGTTGACGCCGACCGACATTGCCGCGCTGACGCGGTTAATCCTCGACAACAGCTTTGCGGTGGGCGCTGCCGACAACAAGGCAGAGGTGGCGCTGTCCGATGCTGTTTACGCCCACAGACTTGCGGACCTGCTTTCAAAGGCTCCGACCCCGATGCAGGGCAATCGCTTCGATTACATCGATCTGAACACCAATGCGCCGCACGTCCATCAGGTGGGCCGGTTCGCGTGGCACGATGATGAGCAGACTGCAGAGATCGGCATGGAATATGGCGTGGTTCAGCAGGTCGGCCTTGAGTATTATGCCCGCGTTGAAAATGCGACCGGCGTTACAATCCCAGACGGAACAGTGGTGGGCTTCGTCGGAACGGGTCCCGGAAACGTCCTTTCTGTGGCCCCATATATTGCGGACGGTTCTTCACCATCGCTATACGCTCTCGGCGTAATGACGCACGCCCTGCCAAATTCAGGGCAAACTGGATATTGCACCGTCTGGGGAAGTGTGAGCGGGATCGATACGACAGGCACTTCATTGGGCGAGACATGGAGCGTTGGCGATATCCTCTATGCCAGCCCATCTACTGCGGGGGCATTTACCAATATCAAGCCGACGGCCCCCGACAATGTCATCCCGATGGCCGCCGTTCTTTTTGTCGATGCAAGCGATGGTGAGATTTTTGTCCGCCCGACGATCGAGCAGCAACGATACTATGCCGTCCTTGAAAAAACGACGAGCCAAACCCCTGCGGCTATCAATACAGAATACTTGCTGACTTTCGACGCAATTCAGATCGGCAACGGCATCACGATTGGAACGCCTGCATCCCGGATTGTGGTTCCTAACAGCGGGCTATATCAAATTGAGGCAAAGCTGCAGCTGACGAGCGGATCATCGAGCGCCAAAAACGTGTGGGTCTGGTTCAAGAAAAACGGAACTACAATTGCAAATTCAGCGCGGATCGTGACCACTGACATCAATAGTGGATACATTGCGCTGTCGCTCACTGAAACGATTTCCCTTGCGGCCAGCGATTACATAGAACTGGCGTTTGCCGCAGATGACACGAACGTCACTGTAAGCAGTGTCGCCGCGACGGGCTTTGCGCCTGTGGCTCCGGCAGTCTTGCTGACGATAACCCAAGTTCAACAATAGGAGCCGAGCATGGCAGTCACACCCAAGGTTCTGATCCCGGCCAAGCAGGCTGAGGCCGCGCAGACGGCGCAATACACTGCTACGGCGGTCAATGCGATCATTGACAAGTTCACGGTCACGAACACCAGCGCAAACAACGTGGCAATATCTGTGAACCTCGTCCGAGTTTTGACAACGGCTGGCGCTGACAATCTCGTGATCGATGCCCGAACCATCGCGCCTGATGAGACGTACACTTGCCCAGAACTGATCGGGCATGTTCTTGAAGCGGGCGACTTCATTTCGACGCTGGCCTCGGCCGCAACGTCGCTGACCATTCGCTGCTCTGGAAGGGAAATCACATAATGGATTACCGCGAAACCGCCCGCATGATTGCTATCGAAGAAGGCGTTGACCCTGATCTTTTTTTACGCCTTGTCGGTCAGGAAAGTTCATTCAACCCCGATGCCGTGTCTTCAAAGGGCGCATCTGGCTTGGCCCAGCTTATGCCTGGCACGGCCGCCGAACTCGGCGTGGACCCGTCCGACCCGATCCAGAACCTCCGAGGTGGTGCTCGCTACCTTCGCCAGCAACTTGACCGGTTCGAAGATCCAGCTCTGGCATTGGCGGCCTACAACGCCGGCCCTGGAAACGTACAAAAATATGGCGGGGTTCCTCCATTCCAAGAAACGCAGGACTATGTCTCTAAAATCCTTGGCGACTATGCTGGTCCGGGTCGGCTCCCGATGCGCCCTCAAGCGCGGCCTGATGACCTAACTGACTTTGCTCGGGGGTATCAGCCGCCTCAGCAGGTCAACGATCTGTATCAGGGGCAGGAGCAGGCGAGCCCAGCCTCCCTCTACAATCCCTATGAAATCGCGGAAAGGTTCCGCCTGCAATGACCAGACTTGCCGAAAAAACTGATTTCTGCGATACTGGCGGTGCTGAGATGATCGCCCGCCAGCAGGTATGTTCCGCAAAGGGCGAGCCATTGCAAGTCAATCAGGAAATCTCTGTCGCAAGTTCGCTCGATCAGATCGAAGCGATGATGCTTGCGGCACCGCAGATTGACTGCCCAGTGACGCATCATTTCGGCCCTAGCATTTATATGCGCGAGGCGTTTTTGCCAGCTGGCACTTATGTGATGGGACATGCCCACAAGGGCGAACACATGAACATCATGCTCAAGGGCAAGATGGCGGTGATCGTCAATGGCGAAGCCAAGGTGATCGAGGGGCCTTATATTTTCACTGGCCAGCCCGGCCGCAAGTTCGCCTACATCATCGAGGACACGGTTTTCGTAAACGCTTATGCGACCGAGGAAACCGACATTGAGAAGCTGGAAGAAATGTATGTAGACAAAAGCGATGCTTGGCATGACGATGCGCAGCAGGCTCTAAACGTGCAGGCGATTGATGCTGCGGTTAGCAAATACCTTGGGGGATCATTTTCATGAGTTGGGTTGCAGCAGCAGTCGTCGGGAGTGCAGTGGTCGGCGGGGTCGTTCAATCGAAATCGGCAAGTAAAGCGGCAAACGCGCAGACGCAATCCGCAGAGGCTGGGATCGGGGAGCAGCGTCGTCAGTTTGACGCGGTGCGCGAACTTCTGCGCCCGTATGTTGAAACGGGCGGAACGGCTCTCAGTCAGCAGGCGGCATTGATCGGCGTGGGCGGCGAAGATGCACAGCGCGCGGCCATTCAGGCGATCGAGCAAGGACCAGAGTTCCAAGCGCTTACCCGCCAAGGCGAAGAGGCGATATTGCAGCAGGCTGCGGCAACAGGCGGGCTGCGAGGGGGCAATGTGCAGGGCGCGTTGGCTCAGTTCCGCCCGCAAGTTCTTTCCAGCTTGATCGAGCAGCAATATGGCAGGCTCGGCGGCTTGGCGCAAATGGGGCAAGCATCGGCAGCTGGCGTCGGATCGGCGGGCATGCAAACAGGCACAAATGTTTCGAACTTGCTTCAACAGCAGGGCGCTGCGCAGGCGGGTGGTGCTTTGGCCCAAGGGCAGGCGTGGGGCAATGTCTTGGGTGGCATTGGGCAGTATGGCGGCATGATCGCCACCGGCGCTGTGCCTAATCCGTTCGCGGCATCGGCGCAAACGCTTCCGCCCGGGGTGTCGCCCGCAACATCAATGAGACCAATGGCGAGGTTGTTCTGATGGTATCACCGATCAACTACAGCACAGACGTTCTCAGCCCGATTGAAGGTTATCTTCAGGGCCTGCGCTTTGGCGAAGGCTTGCTGACGGAGCGGCAAGGCCGTGAGAGCACCGCGCAGCAGATGCAAGAGCGCGAGCAGATCATGGGCATTCGCGGCCAGGAAGCGCAGCGCGCGGAACAAACATTTCAGATGCAGCGCGCAGCCGCCGAAAGACAGCAAGCGCAAGCTGAGGCAATGCAATCGCAGCTTATGAACCTGCGCGAAATGGCTCTCCAAGGGAATTTGACTACCGAAGCGCTTGACCAGTTTGCCCTGTCAAACGCTTCGACGTTCGACGAGTTCCGAACGGCGTTTCAAAACGTTTCGCAGCCAGTTCGGGATGCCAATGTTCAATTCGGCTTGCAACTTTCGACAAGCCTGCTGCGAGGCAACACAGATGCGGCTTTGGGCATGCTGGACACCCGCATTGCCGCGGCTGAAAACACCGGCACGCCTCAGGCGATTGAGGAGGCCCAGCGCCTTCGCGCGATCCGTGGCGAAGCAGAGATCGACCCAGTGGGCTTTGCGACGGCCAATCTTGCGAACCTGACCGCCCAAGGCGCAATCGACAGCACAACCATGAAATCTGTGCTTGATGCGTCTGGGCAGCAGGGTGAAGCGACGGGGACATTCCGTGCATTGCAGGAACGCGCACTCGCTGGCGGATTGGAGCCGGGGTCCGACGCTTATCGAAACTTCATGCTCAGTGGCGGCGAGATTGAGCAAGGCCCACTTGTGCAGAACATAATTGGTGAAGGTCAGAGTGAGTTTGAAAAAGTAGCTGGCAAAGATGCGGCTACGCTGTTTTCAAATCTCACAACCACGGGCCTATCAGCGAGCAGGAACCTTGCGGAACTCGATAACTTGGAGGCCGTTCTCAGCGAAGTTGACACCGGTGGTGGCGCTGCAATTAAAGCCTACCTCGGCGGATATGGCATCGCGACAGAGGGCCTTGAGCCGATACAGGCGGCGGAGGCGGCAATCAACAGACTTGTTCCTGCGCAACGTCCACCTGGTTCCGGCACAATGTCGGATGCTGATCTTGCGCTATTTAAGCGATCCATTCCCTCACTTATCAACCAGCCCGGCGGCAATCAGATGATTATTGATACCATCCGCGCGATCAACCAATACGATGTCGCGGTTTCAATCATCTCTGGCCAGGCTCTTGATGGAGACCTGACGCCTGGGCAGGCCCGCGCTGCCATTCGTGAACTGCCAAACCCATTGGCGGGCTTTAATGCGCAAACAGCAGCGCCTTCCGAAACGGTTGTTATAGATGGCATAACGATACGGAGACTTGATTGATGGCGACGTTTGAACTCACGGCCCCAGATGGAACCAGATATGAGGTAACGGCTGACAGCGAAGAACAAGCTGCAGCCGCGCTTCGTCAAATGCTTGGTTCGCAGCCGGAAAAGCCTGGTGTTTTGTCGCGTCTATTCACGGCAATCAGCGGTTCTGATGCGGACCCTACAGTGGCAAACATGGCCAGCGCGCGCCTTGGCTTGCCACCTGCCAAGGCCGCTCAAATGACAGCGCTCCTTGCGACGACGCGCAGCCCTGATCGGCTGCGGAATGGCATTCTGGCTATTGAGCCAGAAGCGGAGTTCAGCGAGGACGAAGCCGGTCGATTGATCGCCGTCCTTCCGACCTATCGGGATGGCGAAAAAACTGGCCAGTTCACCCGTGTTTATCCAAACGAGCCGGGCTTGGGCCTGACAGAAGCCATGCAGGCGTCTGGGGCTGTGGCGATGGCAACGCCTGTGGGGCGCGGGCTGCGCGCTCTGGGTGTGCCGACAACGGGTGCAGCTGGCGCTGCCGCCATTGGCGCGACAGAGGCTGCCTTGGTCGAGGGCGCAAGTTCAAGCCTGACGGGTGCGCCGTTTCAGGTGACTGACATTCCTCTCGGCGCTGCCGGCGGTGTTGCTGGTGAAAAACTATTCAATGTGGTCGGGTCGCTTGTTTCTGCAGCGCGGCGATCTGGTCCTGAAGCTATTATTGGCCCTGATGGCAGGCTTTTGCCGGGGCCAGCGCGGTTTGTTGAGCAGGCTGGTCTAAACCCGGATCAGGTGACAGAGGCGGTCGCGCGCGAAATACAGAAGCAGGTAACATCCGGCATCGAGCCAGAAGCGGCGGCGGTTTCGGCAATGTCTCGTGGGCTTCCAGTTGAGGTTCCAATGACCAGGGGGCAAGTCACGGGCAGCAAAAGCCAGCAGCTTGCCGAGGACGTCATGGCCAGCGGAGGCATGGGCGGCGTTGCCGAGCAGAGAATGGGCGAGTTCCGCGCTGGGCAACAAGAGGCGTTGCGCGAAAACATCGGGGCTATTGCCGAAGGGCTGGCACCCGGAACGACGCCGATCAGCAAGGGCGAAGGCGGGGCGCTTGCTCAGGAGGCTTTGGTCGCGGCGAGAGCGGGCGATCAGGCGCGCGCCAATGAACTTTATGCGCAGGCCCGAACTTCCGGGTTTGCGGCGGTTGAGCCACAAGAAGCGCTGCGCATCACAGATGCGGCTCGCTCAACCTATCGAGAGGGTTTTGACCCGATCACTGCGCCTAAGATGGATCAGCTTCTTCTGCGGCTTGACGAAATCATGGAGAATGGCGGCGATGTTCAGTCACTGCAGACTTGGCGTCGTCAGGTCAGCAACCTGCGATCGGGCGAGCCTGATGTCGAGGGCGCTGCCGCTGGCGCTGTTCTTCGCCAGTTTGATGAACAGTTGAAAGATGCTGTCGACAATCAGCTTTTGATCGGCGACCAAGCCGCGGTTGACGCTTGGCAAAACGCGATCCGAAATTACGCTGAATACGCGAGCACATGGAAAGATCGCGGCGGCATCCTGAACTTGCTGACGGAACAAACGACCCGTGACGGACAGCGTCAGTTGAAAGTTCCTCCCGAAAGCGCTGCAAACGCGATCTTCACAATGACGGCATCGGGTCTGGCGAGAAAAACCGGCCTGCCAAGAGACTTGCTAACACTGAAAAGCCAGCTTCCAGAGCCCGAGTGGAATGCTCTGCGCCAAGAGGCATTCACAAGGCTGATGGACACAACTCGCGGGGCGTTTCGCGGGGGCGAGCGGCAGTTCTCGGGCGTGACGTTTAAAAAGGCATTGGAAAACCTGCGGAACGACAACCCTGGCGTTATGAACGCGCTGTTTACCAGAGACGAACAGGCGCTGTTCAGCCAGTTTGCCGACGTGGCATCCCGGGCTACGAACGTGGCTATCAATGCTTCGAACACCGCG